TCACGACCATTAGTACATGCAGTCTTTACCTTGTCATCCACAATCTTTGTGCCGATCATGATTACCCCCGTCAAGGCAATAAACTCGTCACGACCAATAATGTCAATGACCGCCTTGCGTAATCTTTGTTCTGCCACGAGTGGCTTACCTATTGATAACATTATTTGTTCTCCCCATCTTCCAAGTCTTTAGCTAATTTTCTTAATACATCTTCGGGAATCCATAGCATCATGTTCTCCACTAAAAAGGCGATGTCCGAATTAAACAAATACTCGACCACCCTTTCACGATCTCTGCCTGTTAACATAACATTCTCCTGTAAGGTTACGGATTACTTCTTGTCCGCAGTGAACATGTAATTGTTAGCCATGCACCAATCGGTAAACTTCTTATTGGTCATGACCAAACCTTGCTTCTTGTACTTCGGACTACGAACCTGCATAGCAAAGAACCCCTGTGATTCGGAATCCAAACGATTGAGGTAAGTCATCCAAGGATCTACGAATTCTTTAGACATGGTTGACAATGCTCGGTGTACCACCATCATGATTGCTGATGATGTTTCGGGTAGCTTGGCAGTCTCAGGGCTTGTCTTAATTTCTTCGTGCTTGGGCAACTGATCTACCAGTTCGATAAAGCTACGCAAGTCTGCACCTGCCTTTGCACCAATTGTCCCCATAAGGTTACTCTGAAGTGCGTTAGATGTGATCTCATCTTTAGCCCATAACCAATTACTTGCCAATGCCAATGATCGTGGTGTAACGAACGAGGGTCTTTGTGCCTTTGGATGAAAGATATATGGGTTATCGTCAGGATTAGGAACGTCCTCGAAAGATTGGAACAACTTGTCCCCTTCATCTGCCACCCACATAATCAATGCAGGGTGTATCCCATTGTTATAGGCAAAGTTCTCGATCCACAATTGTGGTGTAGGTTTAGCCATACGAACAACAGTAATACGATTGCGATGATGTGGCATGAGTAAGTCACCCACCCCCTCACCACCTAGGTTAGTAGTGGCAAATACGATAGACCCTTCGGGTAACTTCTTACCACCTACCTTGTGACTAAGCATAGTTTCCATACAGGCATTCTTGACATTCGGATTCATCTTGCCGTACTCGTCGAACATAAGAATGACAGGCTTGCCATGATGTAGACCAAACTCTTCATTCGGCACGAATCGTACGAACTGAGCATCGTCATCCATGCCCAAGATTTTGGGTATATATAGATCACCCAAGTCTTTTGTTGTGCCATCGAATAGACAAGGCACATGTGTAGGTAGTTTCTCTGCCAATATCTTAAGGATTGAGGATTTACCTGTACCCATGTGACCCATGACTAGGGTCGTACCATTGCGGTTTGCCAAGAGGGACTGAACAATCTCGTCGATTGATTGCTCGTACAAACGCTCGGCGGTGATTACTGATTTAGACATAATAATTCTCCTGTTATTAAGTTAGGGTGTAATACATTGAAGTGAAGTCGGCAGTAAGTACGATCAATTACCAAGACATTTCTTTGAGCAGGGCATCTACCTTGCTCTTAGTATCTAGTCGTAGATCGTCATCTTCCCGTAGTGCATCGGGTGTTATCCCAAGTAAAGCATTCTCAATCTTGACCTTGGCTTGTTTCATCTTCGGGTCGTCAGTTACATTAAACTTGTCAAGCAAGGCAACCATCTCTGTAACATTACTGACAAGTGTGTCCCTGAAAATCTGCTTCTTCTCACCATCTAGCTTGGAACTCATGCTCTTTAGTGCCTCATGGGTACGAGTCCACACATCCTTGTAAGCTAGTTCAAGGTTATCGCTGTAAGCTTTGGCATAGGATTCCTTAAGAACCTGCTGTGCATCATTGCCAATCTGAACCCTAAAGTCCCCCACCTCAGGCACAGGGGAATAGCGGATTGAGAATCGGTACTTGTCCTTAATATCTTCCTTGCTAGGGTAGTCCATAGAATCAAACAGATCCCCAAGCTTGACCTTAGACCTTACGATCATGTTGTCCCAATCGGCAAGTGCTAAGTCCACTAGGCGGTAAAACTCATGTTGGTAGCCGGTCATCTCCTTCTCATAGTCAAAGAATAAAGATGTTGTCAGTAACCTTACCCCACTATCTGACCAAGGCATAGTTATAAAGTAATGCCTAGTCCGTGCGTTACCTGCGTACTTACCAATTGCATCGAATGTCGGTTCGTCGGCAAACAACTTCTTGTGATAATTCCCTGCCCGTGTGGTAGTTTGTTTCTGTGCGTCAATTTCGGCTGACACACTCTTGTCAAACTTGCGACCTGTCCACACACTAATGTTTAACTCCACTAGCATGGCACTACTGCTGATACTCGGTGCTGATACAACGGGTTCTGTAAAGTTACAGACAACTTCGTTTACTGTTTGATTCATGTTATTCTCCTGTTTAATTTAAGTAACATCTACTACTCTCTACAACGATTTACCACCATATAATATATTATACCAAAGTCTACTACCTGTGTCAAGTTTCTACGACCCATTACGCAACCCACCCATATGGGTACGGGGTATAACTAGGATGATCCTTTCCTCATCCATTGATTGCAGAGTTACATCGTGGTTTGTCCAACACACTATGCAATAGGTTCTTTTGCCTATGCGTTTGATCTGTCCTGTTCTCATGGCAACACCGCCGTCCAAGCTATATAGATACCAAGAGCAACGAGGGGCACAACCCATATGCAGTCAATGCACCACCTCTTAAGATCTTCCCATTCATTCTTGTTCATACACAATCTCCTTTAGTTTGATTAGTTCCTTCTCTACTACATCTCTGCCGTACTGCTCACGAATGGCAACGATTCTGTCTGCCTTGTCCTTATTTAATAAGAACTGTGCCCGTGTTTCGTTTGAATAAGCAACTGCCAAGATCGCCTCAAGTAAAAACAACTTATCTTCTGCTTTCATATTCTTAAGTCCTCAATAAATGTGATTCGTCCCGTTTCAGGGTCAAAGTTATATGCAGACCCTTTGTGCTCAGGGTGTCCCCACATACCTCTTAACTGCCACCAAACACTTGAATACTTCTTACTGTGCCAATACTTGACTGCCTCGTCAAAACTGTAATATCTACTACATAAAGTCGTTTTGTCAGAGTTTGCATGGGTAAAGTCCATCATTAGTTTGAGCAAAGCTACCCTCTTTTTGGCTGTAAGCTTACGGGGATAACCTGCACTCAATAGCCGTAAGATATCTTTCTCAGTCATTCTGACCCCCTTCTTCGTTACGTTCTGTTTCAACAAAAGCTAGATATTCATCTACCCACGATGCGGTATTGTTAGGAATATTGGCAATCTTTTCAAAAGTGCCATCTTCCCACTCAACTTCTATTACCCACGATACGATTCTTTTATTGGTAGTCATTTAATTCTCCTTGTAATCTCGTTCTCAATACTACGAATTAGGTATAGGTCTTTCACACCCATACCACCTAGTTTTAACTCCACAATTAACTGTCTTAACTTCTTAATGCTCATCACCTTTAGGTTCATTTCATTCTCCTTCAAAGGTTTTTATCCAATCTATATAGACTTCTTCAGGTTTTACCCAACGGCAAAGCCGTTTCCAATTGGGTACATCTATGGGGTAGTCAAGCAACATCTCACCCCCATCTACCCTTACTAGCTTGAAATACTCAGGGGTATCGGGTTTGCGATATAGCTTAATGACCCTCATGTTGTCCTCTTGGGGTTAAGTTGTTTGAGCATCGCCATATCGGTGATACAGATATAGTTAGACTTGTTTAGTGGTGCTATGGTGAACTTACGATCCTTAGCTATCTCGTCACCACAATCAAGGCAAACGGCATAGCCAATGTGAAGACGAGCTAAGTCGTACTGATCACCACACAATTTACATGTTGGTATGTGTTTCATGATTTGATGATCTCCCCACTCGATTCAAATTCTTTCCATGCTTGGCAAGTCGGGCAAAGGCGGTCATAGTCAGGGCATCTTTCACCCCAGTACTGAATCATTGCTTCCTCTGCATCGTCTGCTTCACAGGCTTTTGCCCATTCGTGGTCAAGCCACTTATCTAGATCTATGTTCATGGTGTTATCTCCGTTAGATGATAGAGAAGGCGGATTCGTCGCCGTCGTAGAACCAATGGGTATACGAATAGATACCATTGGCATTGTGGCAATTGCCACCGAATAGGGGCATAGATACGGATTCTTCTAGCCCTGCGGATTCCAACGAAACAAACAAGCCGTGTTCCTCGGCTACTTCTTCCCATTGCATTTCGTCAACGAGATCAAACTGCGGTACTTGATTCATGTGATTCTCCTGTAAGGTTACTGCTAAGTTTTAGGGTTTACTGCGTATAGTCTTTGAATCTTTTTTGACTATACTTATATTGTAACATACTAGGGTGTGAAAGTCAAGTAAACTGTATCTAAGTCTATCAAAGAATGTAATGTACCGATTGAACCTATTTGTTCTTATTATGTAGTTATGTAAGTTATTGATTTTCTAGTATTGTTCTTAATGAGATGTCTGAAACTATATACACAAGGACTTTTTTTTAGTTCTCCCTCAGTCCCTTGCAGAAAAGAATTTAAGAACAAATTTAAGCAAAAGTGCTTGAGTATCCAAAACGGACAGAACAAAGCGAACAATATAACTTTATCCTTATAAATCAACGGGTTCAGACAGAACAATATGACCGAACAAATGGGTTCAGTACCGAACAATATGCTAGGGTAAACACTTATGGTTTTGCCCTTGACAAATGCCAAAAATACTTTTAACCTGCATGCAGGTTAAAACAAAGTTCTCTGTAAGCTTACAGGCAACTTTGGTCACTGGTCTCTACTGGTAAGATGTTTTTCCGTAAGCTTACAGGCAACTCCGGTCACTGGTCTCTCTTGGTGTAACCTTACAGGCAAAGTTGTCGTGTGATGTTAAGCCGAATCTAATTGTCCCTATGCTGCTTGCTACTGAAGTCACTGGTCTCTTTCGCAAAATGTTGCGACGCAATATTTATCAAGTAAAAAAATAGGGCGAAAAAAAACCCCTCTTTCGAGGGGCTTGAAATGTTACTGTAAGCTTACAGGATTATTTCGAATCCTTAACATACTTATGGATATTTAAAGCTTTTAATACTTTGAGATCGTCAACAATACCCGCATATGGGTTAGTTTTCTCTTCACTTAAACGATCCATCGCACTAAGTACTTCACGAAGAGCCATTACCATTTGACCGGCGGGTTTTTTCTTACTACTATCCCCGCTTGCTTTTGCTTTTTCAAGGGATTGCATAGCCTTTTTAATATTACTGTAAGTAGTATCAACATTATCCTCAATTAATACTTTTCTCACAGCATTTTGGGTTTCGTTTAATGACTCAGGATTAGAGCGAATTAGTTTTTTAGCCTCATCATCAAGTCCTTCAATAATGAATCCACAAACTGTATCCCGAAAAGCCGATAATTGTGGATCCTTCTCAAGCTTACCCACAAAATGGTGAGAGCGTTTACCATTAGAAAAAAGCTTGTCGCATAGCTCTTTATTCTTTTTACTACCCGCTTGCTTTAAACCCGCTAGAGTACTGATTAAAATACCCTCATCCTTTGATACTACTAATACAGGATTAGCGGGTATTGGCTCGCCTACCATAGCCTTAACTTGTTGACCTAATGCCGATACTACTGGTGTTACTGTTTTAACTGATTTCATTTTTAATACTCCTGTTAGTGATTAAGAAATAATCTGAATCAATTTTGATTCATTAATAACAGTATACCATAAGATACTAAGGATTGTCAAGCTTTAATAGATTCCCGTAAGCTTACAGGCAACTGTGTACGCTAAGGGTTTACCCTACCCCACCCCCCAAATTCTAGTTTGGTTCCATACGCTAGGTTTGGTTTGCTATTACGCACGAGCATTGTCCAATTTTTAAGAATCGACATAGGAAACACCCCCCGTCATGTTTTTTAAGTACCTAGCTAAAAAAATTTTATATATAAAATTTTCGGTTTTTTATACATGTTGGGAAGTACTTGCATAATTTTTTTGTTTTCCTATATACTTCGCCTATCTACATCAAATTCGGACAAGGACTTGATGCAACAAATGCACGTTGAGCCAGACTTGGCGATACCATTCCCGGAAGACAATCCGGTGCTAGCAAACTTCAGGGAAAGAGCTGAAGCGGCATGCCGCACGGCAGATTTACTAGAGCTTGACGTTAACCCTACAGAAGAAGACCTGCTAGTTGCAGAGACTGTTGCCTATTCTGTGGCACAAGACGAGGACCAAGTAAATAAGAAGTTAACCTCTAAAAAGGCATCCCAGCTAAAACCTGCTACGTATTACCAAGTAAATGGCATCCTTAAAGAGTTTTCGACAAAGGTTGTTGAAAATGCGACCCAAATCCGCCTCTTAGTAACAAATAAGTTACTACTTGAGTCGGACAACGAAGATCCCAAGATCCGTATCCGTGCCCTAGAACTGTTGGGTAAGATTACCGACGTAGGTTTATTTACTGAGAAGTCCGAGGTTACGATCAACCACCGGTCAAACCAAGAACTGATGGACAGTTTGCGGGCTAAAATCCATAAATTGATGGCGCCCACTGAGGTAGAAGACGTAAAAACCATCAAAGTAAACGGGGAAACCGTTGATTTAGACGCAGAATTAGGTGTTGTAGACGAGGAAAAAACCGAGGAAGTTAAAGATGACGGCGACAGCAAACCAGCTTGAAAGCCTCACCGATGAAGAACTTCAGTTCTTATTGGACAATTTAGATCGGTTTGATGAGATAGACGCTGAAGAAACAGAGTTTGTTCTCGATGAAATGGATCGTCGCAAAGAAGCCAAGGCTGCTAGGCTTGATCTAATAGAGTTTTGTAAGAAAATGCAGTCCGATTACAAGGTTGGTGAGCATCACCGCAGATTGGCAAACCTCCTTATGGAGATTGCTGAGGGTAAAAAGAACCGAATAGCGGTCAATATACCCCCACGGCATGGTAAATCCCAGCTTGTTTCTATCTACTTCCCTGCATGGTTTCTTGGCAAATACCCCGATAAGAAGGTTTTAATGGTCTCCCACACGACTGATCTTGCTGTGGACTTTGGTAGGAAAGTGAGGAACTTAATTGATAGCCCCGCATATAAAGAGATTTTTCCAACTGTCTCTTTGGCGCAAGATAACAAGTCTGCTGGGCGTTGGAATACTAATGTTGGTGGTGAGTATTTTGCTTGTGGTGTGGGTTCTGCCCTTGCTGGTCGTGGAGCTGATCTATTATTGGTGGACGACCCCCATAACGAGCAAGACATCATCAATGGGAACTTCGATGTCTTCGAGAAAGCGTACGAATGGTTCACCTACGGAGCAAGAACACGCTTGATGCCAGGTGGTAGAGTCGCTATAGTACAGACTAGATGGCATCAGGATGACCTAACAGGTAAGGTTGTTCGAGATATGGTCCAGAACGAAGAGGCAGACCAGTATGAACTCGTTGAATTTCCAGCGATCTTTAATGAAGGAACAGATCAAGAAGCAGCTCTCTGGCCTGAATGGCTGTCATTGGCCTCTTTGCGTCAAACTAAGGCTTCTATGCCGGTGTTCCAGTGGAACGCTCAGTACCAGCAAAACCCCACAGCCGAGGAAGCAAGCGTTGTCAAGCGAGAATGGTGGAATTGGTGGAAGCAAGAAACCCCACCCCAGTGCGAATACGTGATTATGAGCCTAGACGCTGCCGCAGAAACACATAATCGGGCAGACTTTACTGCTATTACGACGTGGGGAGTGTTTTTTAACGAAGAAATGGACTGTCATAGTATTATTTTGTTGAATTCCATCAAGAAAAGATTAGAATTTCCAGAATTAAAGGATTTAGCCTGGAAAGAATGGCATGAGTGGAACCCTGATGCGTTCATTGTGGAGAAAAAGAGTGCTGGTACAGCGCTATATCAGGAGTTACGACGCACAGGAATGCCTGTTATGGAGTACACACCTCACCGTGGGAGTGGCGATAAGCTTGCCCGTCTTAATTCTGTTGCTGATATTGTTAAGTCAGGGCTAGTATGGGTGCCCGAGACACGTTGGGCAGAAGAAGTGGTTGAAGAGATTGCGGGTTTCCCATTTATGAGTCATGATGACTTGGTAGACTCAACAGTAATGGCGCTAATGCGTTTTAGACAGGGTGGGTTTATTAAATTACCAAACGATGAACCAGATGAAATCAGACTATTTAAGTCTAAGCGGTTCAAGGGATATTATTAAGGATAGATTATGGCGATTGAAAAAGCACTGTATCAAGCCCCAGTAGGTATTGAAGAAGCTGCTGCGATGGAGAGTCCGATAGAGATCGAGATTGAAGATCCTGAGTCAGTCACTATTGGTATAGATGGTTTGGAAATACAGATTGAGCCAGAGGCAGAGTCTGAGGATGACTTCAATATTAATTTAGCAGAGTATTTAAAAGAAAGCACTCTGACAGAACTTTGTAGTGACTTAGTTGGTGACTTTGATTCAGATATTGGTGCACGTAAAGACTGGATACAAACTTATGTAGACGGGCTAGAGTTACTCGGTCTTAAAATCGAGGAGCGTAGTGAGCCATGGGAAGGCGCCTGTGGTGTTTATCATCCGATGCTCTCCGAAGCACTCGTGAAGTTTCAAGCAGAAACAATGATGTCTATTTTCCCCGCATCAGGTCCTGTAAAAACATTAGTCATTGGTAAAGATACACCTGAAAAGAAAGCTGCGTCTGAGCGTGTACGTGAGGATATGAATTATCAACTTACAGAAATGATGCCTGAGTATCGTCCCGAGACTGAGCGTATGCTCTGGGGTTTAGGTCTTGCTGGTAATGCGTTTAAGAAAGTGTATTACGATCCAAACTTAGAGCGTCAAGTAGCTATGTTTGTGCCAGCAGAAGATATGGTTGTGCCTTATGGTGCGTCAGATTTAGCTTCTGCTGAACGTGTTACACATGTAATGCGCAAGAATGAGAATGAGATCCGCAAGTTACAAGTATCCGGTTTTTATCGTGATATTGACTTAGGTGAGCCAAACTCTTCATTAGATGAAGTAGAGAAGAAAATTGCTGAGAAGATGGGCTTCAAAGCAACAACTGACGACCGTTATAAACTCCTTGAGATGCACGTTAACCTAGATTTAGAAGGGTACGAGCATGAGGATGAAGACGGTAAACCCACCGGTATTGCACTACCTTACGTAGTCACTATCGAGAAAGGTACGCAGAATGTTCTTTCAATTAGACGTAATTGGGACCCGAATGATGAGACTTGTCAAAAGCGTCAGCATTTTGTCCATTATGGGTATATTCCGGGATTTGGTTTTTATTACTTTGGCCTTATTCACCTTATCGGCGCTTATGCTAAGTCTGGTACTTCTCTTATCCGACAGCTTGTGGATGCAGGCACATTATCGAATCTGCCAGGCGGCTTTAAAACCAGAGGTTTGCGAGTTAAGGGAGACGACACCCCGATTGCCCCAGGTGAGTTTAGAGACGTAGATGTACCAAGCGGTACGATGCGTGACAACATCATGCCGCTCCCGTATAAGGAGCCAAGCCAGGTATTAATGTCACTACTCAATCAGATTGTTGAAGAAGGTCGTCGCTTTGCAAACACTGCTGATCTACAAATTAGTGATATGTCTAGTCAAGCACCTGTTGGTACGACGTTGGCTATTTTAGAGCGCACCTTGAAGGTGATGAGTGCAGTACAGGCTCGTGTGCACTATAGCTTGAAGCAAGAGTTGAAGTTACTTAAAAAGATTATTGCTGAATACACACCAGAGGAGTACAACTATGAGCCAGATGAAGGGTCCAGATTTGCTAAGAAGTCTGACTACGATGATGTGGACGTCATCCCTGTTAGCGATCCTAACGCTTCAACAATGGCACAAAAGATTGTTCAATATCAAGCAGTAATGCAGCTTGCAGCACAGTCACCGAACTTATTTAATATGCCCCTGTTGTATCGTCAGATGCTAGATGTGCTCAGTATTAAGGATGCCCAGAAGCTTGTACCTTTACCAGAGGATATGAAGCCTAAAGATCCAGTCACCGAAAACCAAGATGCACTGATGCTCAAACCGATGAAGGCGTTTATTAATCAAGATCATAAAGCACATATCCAAGTGCATACATCTGCAATGCAGGATCCGATGATTATGCAACTTCTTCAAAACAATCCACAGGCGCCACAGATGCAGGCTGCGATGCAAGCGCATATTGCTGAACACTTAGGGTTTCAGTATCGTATTGAAATTGAAAAACGTCTTGGTATATCTCTACCACCTCAATACGATGAGGCAGGGGAAGAAGTTGAGATGGACCCAGCGCTTGAAGCTAAGTTGGCACCATTACTTGCGCAAGCAGCCCAGCAAGTTCTACAACAGAACCAAGCACAAGTTGCCCAACAACAAGCTGCACAACAAGCTCAAGATCCGATGCTCCAGCTACAACAACGTGAAGTGGCTATCAAGGAAGCAGATCAGCAACGCAAGGCACAGAAAGATCAGGTTGATGCGATGCTAAAAGGTAAGCAGCTTACTATTGAAGAGCAGAGAATCCAAGCGCAAGCTAAGGATGCGGCTGATAAAACTAAAAATGATATGTTAAAAGCAGCTGCAGAAATGCGAGATAGTCGTGAGAAATTGATTATGAAGGACGTATTAGATGTTATGAAACCTAAGAAAGGAAATTAATGGATGCTTCTGATGTTCTAGTGGACATGCTAGACAAAGAAATAATAGGTAAACGGGATTGGATAGGCAGCGGACAAGCTAAAGACTATTCCGAATACCAAAGAGTTTGTGGAGAGATTAAAGGTCTGCTTTTCGCAAGGCAGGAAATATTAGACCTAAAACGTAAATTGGAGAACTCGGACGATGAGTGAAACTTTGGATTTATCACGGGCAGTAGACTTAGCTGCTGTGATGCAGAAAACAGCTGAGGAGCGGGCACAACAACTGCCTGAACCTAGAGGCTACCGCATATTATGTGCAATACCAGAAGCAGAAGAAGCCTTTGATAGCGGGATTCTTAAATCAGATGAAACCCGTCGGCATGATGAACTCTTATCTACAGTGCTATTTGTAGTGAAGATGGGGGCAGATTGCTATAAAGATCCTGTCCGTTTCCCAAATGGAGCATGGTGTAAAGAAGGTGACTTTGTTTTGGTACGACCTAATGCAGGTACACGATTAGTTATTCATGACCGTGAGTTTCGAATTATCAATGACGATTCTGTGGAAGCCGTAGTTCAGGACCCACGGGGCATCAAACGTAAATTTATCTAAGGAGGCTGGACATGGCTGAAATGGAAAAAGAAGTATATAAATTCCCTGATGAAATAGAAGATCAGGGTAAACCCGTAGATACGGACGAAGATAAGGGTAAACCCTTAGAAGCAGGCTCATCAGACGATCTTGAGATTGAGATTGAAGACGATACCCCTGTGGAAGATCAAGGTAGAAAACCTGCTGATCCAGAACAAGTTAAGAAACTAGAGGTTGAAGTTGATGACTTAGACAAATACAGTAAAGAAGCGAAGGACAAGCTTATTAAGATGAAGCGTGTCTGGAACGATGAGCGTCGCCGTGCAGATAACGCCCAGCGGGAGCAACACGCAGCTATTGATGCTGCTCAGCGCTTGATGGAGGAGAACAAGCGGATTAAGGAAATGCTTTCTAAAGGTGAAGCAGAGTACAAAGCCGCCGTTACCACTACATCAGAAGTTCAGTATGAAATGGCTAAGCGTGCTTATAAAGAAGCATATGACGCTGGCGACTCAGAAAAACTTATGGAAGCTCAAGCGGCGCTAACAAAAGCTCAAATTCAACTTGAAAGTGCAAAAAACTTTAAACTTCCCCCTTTACAAGAAGATAGATTTGATGTACAAACGAGTCAACAGTATCAAAATGCACCCCAACAAGACAAAAAGTTGGTAAATTGGCAAAACCGTAATACTTGGTTCGGACAGGACGAAGAAATGACGGCAGCAGCTCTGGGACTCCATGAGAAGCTAAAACGCCAAGGAATGCAGATTGGTTCTGACGAATATTACGCAACGTTAGACAAAACAATGCGCAAGCGGTTCCCTGAAAGCTTTGATGAAGACATTGAGCCGCCAGAAGAAGTAGAAGAGGCAGCGCCAAAGGCAGACACGCCAAAGGTTAAGTCAGCAACGGTAGTAGCTCCGGCAACTCGGTCGACCGCACCGAAAAAAATTAGGCTAAAGCAGTCGCAAGTTGCGATCGCTAAGAAACTTGGTCTTACCCCAGAGCAATATGTCCGTGAACTTATGAAATTGGAGGCCTGACATGGCTACAAATAGATTAGATAGAAGTACTGATGACCGTGAATTTTCAGAACGTCCCAAGCAGTGGGCACCTCCTGAGCTTTTACCTGAGCCCGACAAGCAGGCTGGTTATGCGTACAGATGGATTAGGGTATCTACTTTAAATCAATCGGACCCCCGTAATCTCTCAGCAAAACTGAGGGAAGGTTGGGAGCCAGTGCGAATTGAAGAACAACCTAAGTTTCAACTGCTAGTTGATCCCAATAGTCGATATAAAGACAATGTTGAGATTGGCGGTTTGTTGTTATGCAAAACCCCTGAAGAGTTTGTTGTGCAACGTAATTCACATTACCAAAAGCAAGCAGAAGCTCAGATGGTGGCTGTAGACAACACTCTTATGCGCCAAAGTGACCCACGGATGCCCCTTTTTAACGAAGGAAAATCCACGACGAGCTTTGGTAAAGGTTAATTTTAATTTAGGAGTATAAAAATGGCTTATCCAAGCGTTTCAGCTCCATATGGACTAGTCGCAATCAACAGCGTAGACGGCAAACCCTACGCTGGTGCAACCCGTCAATTGCCAATCGCAAGTACTTATAACACTGCGATTTTTAACGGGGATATTGTGGCTGTAGTCGATGGTGGAACTATTGAAAAATCTGGTGTTACAAATGACTCTACAACTACCCCTGCTAACTACACTTATGGTGTATTTGTTGGTGTTCAGTATGTAAACAGTCAAGGTCAAACCGTTCAAGCGCAATATTACCCAGGTAATGCTGCTGCTACTTCGGCTGTGGCTTATGTTGTTGATGATCCTATGGCTGCTTTTAAAGTAGCTGTTGTATTTGCAAACAGCGTTGTAACTACTGTTAATCGTAGCGTTGTAGGTATTAACATGGCAATTGACCTAGGTACTGGTAATACAACTACTGGTAACTCTGGCACAGGCGTTCTTGTTCCTACTAACAACGAAGGCAACGCAGCAACTCTGCCAGTTCGAGTTGTTTCTGTTGTACCTGAAACTGCGACTAACGCAACGGCCTTCACTGAAGTAGTAGTGAAGTTAAACAACCCACAAATACTCCGTACAACGGGTATTGATTACGCCGCTTAAGGAGCTTAAAAATGGCTATTTCTCGTGCCCAACTACTTAAAGAGCTCCTCCCAGGCTTGAACGCTTTGTTCGGTTTGGAGTATGCGACTTATGGTGAACAACATAAAGAGATCTATGAAACAGAGACCTCTGAACGTTCGTTCGAAGAAGAAACTAAGTTGTCTGGCTTTAGTGCCGCCCCAGTGAAAAACGAAGGCAGTGCAATTGCTTATGACAACGCACAAGAGGCTTTCACAGCTCGCTATACCCACGTAACGATCGCTCAAGGCTTCAGCTTAACTGAAGAAGCTATTGAAGATAACTTGTATGACAGTCTATCAGCTCGTTATACCAAGGCGTTAGCTCGTTCCATGGCGTATACCAAGCAAGTTCGTGCTGCTTCTGTGTTAAACAATGGCTTTAGCGCTAGTTTTCCAGGCGGTGATGGCGTAGCTTTATTTGCTACTGACCACCCACTAGTCTCTGGCGGAACTAACTCAAACGAGCCTGCTGTTCCAGCTGATCTTAACGAAACTTCCTTGGAAGCCGCTGTTATTCAGATCGCTGCTTGGACAGATGAACGTGGTCTGTTAATCGCTGCTAAGCCACGTAAGTTAATCGTTCCACCCGCACTACAGTTCGTGGCAACTCGTTTGCTAGAAACCGAACTTCGTGTTGGTACAGCGGATAACGACATCAATGCGTTAAAGAACAATGGTTCGATCCCAGAAGGTTATACAGTTAATAACTACCTGACCGACACCAATGCTTGGTTCTTGTGCACTGATGTTCCAAACGGCATGAAGCACTTTGTTCGTACCCCATTGCAAAACAGCATGGACGGTGACTTTGACACCGGTAACGTACGTTACAAGTCTCGTGAGCGTTATTCCTTCGGATTCTCGGATCCA